AGGTGCTTAATTGAACCAACAGTAGGGTTTATTACTCAACTACTGAGAAAGAGGGCTTTGGCCCTCTTTTTTTATGCCTAGCTACATATGTATAAAAACTTGCACACGGACACGGAATTGAGTATATTAACAATATAGATACGCAAAACCGGAGACAAAAATGGAACTAAAACTAGATTGGTCAGCAGAAACGGTCCACACAGATGGTCGTTTTATCAGCACTGCCAAGCCGAACTCAGACTTCTGGCAGGTATGGCGCGAGCGTAAAGCAGCGGTCAAAGCTGCTGGTTATTCTGTGCGCAAAGTCGATGATCAGTGGATGGTTACTCGCCTCAGAGATAACGATCAGGCGATTGCTGATTCTCAGGCTGTTGATGCAGACATCGAGATCCCGGTCCCGGCTGGACTGTCTTATCTTCCGTATCAAAAAGCTGGCATTGCTTATGCGACACAGCGTCAATCTACGTTGATCGGTGATGAAATGGGTTTAGGTAAAACCATACAAGCTATCGGCGTGATCAATGCTACAGCTCCAAAAACTGTTTTGGTTGTATGCCCAGCGTCCCTCAAGATCAACTGGAAAAACGAAATGATCAAATGGTTGGTCACTGAGCGTGACATTCAGATCGTTAACGGTGGTGGTGAGCAGATTCCTGAGACGCCTGACGTGGTTATCATCAACTACGACGTGCTAACCAAGCACCAAGATGCAATCAACGCGCGTACTTGGGATCTCGTTATCATGGATGAGGCACACTACATCAAGAATCCAAAAGCCAAGCGCACTGGCGTTGCTGTAGGCATCAAAGCAAACCGTAAGGTTGTATTGACCGGGACACCAATTACAAACCGTCCTATCGAGTTACAGCCCATCGCTGGTTATCTGGATCCTGTTACTTTTGGTAACTTCTTCAAGTTTGGCCGTAAGTATGCAGGCGCTTATCAAGATCGATTTGGCTGGCACTTTGATGGCGCATCTAACCTAGATGAACTGCAAAGACTGTTGCGTCAGTCTTTCATGATTCGTAGGAAAAAAGACGAAGTGTTAAAAGAGCTGCCAGAGAAGGTGCGTCAGATCATCGTATTGCCAAGCAACGATTACCGCGATCAGATCAAAAAAGAGTTTGAGACTCTTGCTGACGCAGTCACAGAAACATCTTCACAAGATATAGAGTTTGAGAAGATGTCAGGCGTGCGTCACGATACAGCTCTGGCTAAAGTGGCTGATGTGGTTGCTCACGTAGCTGATATCGATCATCAAGTAGTCGTTATGGCTCACCATAAAGACGTTGTTGACGGCATCAAAGAAGGCTTAGAGGCAGCTGGCAAGACTGTGGTTACTCTTACAGGCGACTGCACACAAGCTCACAGACAAAACTCTGTTGATACTTTTCAGGCTGGTAAAGCTGATGTGTTTATCGGCACCATCGGTGCTGCGGGTGTAGGAATTACCCTTACTTCTGCAAGTCACGTAGTGTTCGCGGAACTTGATTGGGTTCCCGGTAACGTGTCACAAGCAGAAGATCGATGCCACAGAATAGGTCAGGACAGCTCAGTGTTGGTCCAGCATTTGGTTGTTGATGGTTCAATTGACGCTAGGCTGGCTGAAGTGCTTGTAAGCAAGCAGAAGGTGCTAGATAAGGCTCTAGACAACGTGGTTGAAAACAACGTCAGCATTGAGGAGATAGCAATAGATGTTGAGTCTGTGGAAAAAGTGTTCAAGAAGTCGCCCAAGCCTTTGCCTGCAAATGTGGTGGTTGCATTACAGGATTTCGTATCTTGTGTTGCAAGTGCATGTGACGGAGCGGTTGAGGAGGATGGGATGGGTTTCAACGGGACCGACAGCAATTTCGGTAAAAGTCTCGCAGGACAAGATCAATGGACACCAGCGCAACAACACGCTGCCAAAACCATGATCAAGAAATATAAAAGACAAATAGTCGCCGCAGGCAGAGCTGAGGCTTACCAAAAAGTTTACGGATAAAAAAGGGCTTCGGCCCTTTTTATTTGTTTTTCGGTTTTTAGTGGTATACTGACAGAGTCTCTATGGCAATCGGATGGGCCGGTTGCTGGTCTAATTTAGGAGGACTGTAGTATGACAACACACTTTACGAGCGGTGTTACCAATGTTTCAGCTGATGGAACGCTTGGTAAATTAAAAATGCCCGCACCCCAAAAGTATCATAGTTACTTCAATGATTTTGATACTTATCTAGCGTCCGATTGGACAATTACAACAACTGAAGGCGGATCCGGCGATGCCAGTGAAGCTTTAGCAGACGGCGATGGCGGTTTATTGTTAATTACTAACGATGATGCCGACAACGATAATGACTTTTTGCAACTAGTCAAAGAAGGCTTCAAGTATGAGACTGGCAAACAGTTAGCGTTCAACATGAGGTTTAAAACCAATGATGCTACGCAGACTGATATTGTTGCTGGTTTACAACTTACGGACACAAGTCCGTTAGATGTTACAGACGGTATTTTCTTTTTGAAGTCTGATGGCGGTACAACAATCACTTTTATCGTTGAAAAGGACAGCACGCAATCTACTTTGGATTTGCCTAATGCTTTGGCCGACGATACTTTCATGACTATTGGATTTGTTTATGATCCAAAAGACCAGAAGTTTCACGTTTTCCAAAACGACGTATTGGCTGGGACCGTAGTAAACACTAACGCTCCAGATAACGAAGAGTTAACCGTATCGTTTGGTATACAAAATGGTGCTGCCGCTGCGAAAACTTTGACCGTTGATTATATTGGCGCACACAAAGAACGCACTGCGGTAACTGAACTGTAGGGGGTGAGATATGGCTGATGCTGTAACTACCCAAACTATTCAGGATGGCGAGAGAAATCTCGTCATGCGGTTTACCAATGTGTCTGATGGCACTGGCGAGTCAGCAGTTAAAAAGGTAGATGTATCTGCCTTAGCTGCAAACTCTGCCGGACAAGCCTGCACTGAGGTTCACATCCAAAGAATTTATTGGATGACTGTCGGAATGAGCGTTAAGTTAGAGTTTGATGCTTCAACAAACGTCTTGCTAACACACATACCGGCAGACGCAACCGGCGATGAATACTACGATAACTTTACGGCTATCCCAAATAATGCTGGATCTGGCAAAACCGGAGACATTGACTTCACAACTGTGGGTCACTCCAGCGGCGACAGTTACTCTATTATTTTGGAGATGATAAAAAGGTACGACTAGGAAAAGTTTATGAGTATGATTCCCGGTGATATGTCCTCCAGAATCAGAAGATTTGAATCTGGACTGGGGCCAAACCCTTTTCAAAGAATGCCGCAGGTTCCTGATGTGATGCCTATGCAGCCCAGAGGTGGCATAGCCGGTTTATTTCAAAGGTTAAGACGCCCACAATTCCCCCCAATGGGCGGATTCGGTGGATTTGGCGGAGGCAGGTTTGGGCCTCCTCCGTTTTATCCCGGCATGCGTGGCGGTTTCTTCGGTGGTTTTAGGCCAAGACTACGACGCAGACGTAGACCTCGTCCGCAAATGCCGGATTACTCAAAACAATTTTCATCATTAGAAGCCAAGATTGCAGAGCTTCAAAAACAATTAGCAGATAGACAAGTCGCTACACCTATGCCTGATCCTGTTTTGGACACAGCTGGGCCTGTTGGCCCCGATGTGCCTGAACCAAGGCCTCCTATGCAAGTAGGAACCATGGGCGGTAGTGGTTTTGGTCGCTTTCCACTGGGAACCGCTGGACCCGAATTTCTCTATGATGATGCTGGCAACCCTATTTTAGAGCCGCCTGAAGGGTTAAAAACTAAACTCCCAACAGGTGGTATGGGTCCGGGCAACATATCAATACCAAACATAGATGTTGATGCCATCAGAGAAAGAATCGAAAACCTGAATATTGATGTTGGCGGAGAAGGCGGCAGGCCAGATATGCCTCCACCGAGAATATTTGAAAGAGGACCCGGCGATGGGAAAGTCATGCAAAGACCTCCATCAATAGCAAGGCTACCAAACATTACACCGGATCCGGTAAAGCCAACTAGAGGACCGGCAAGGCTTGAGCCAATCAAAATGCCACCACTTCCTATGCCGGGAGGTGAAATAATTGACGTTCCACCCATACCCGATGAAATATTGAGAGACGTGCAAAGTCGAGGCACTGTAGGTCCCGGCATGGTTCCTCCAATGCCACAAGCGGATCCAAACTTGCTCGAAAGATTCAACACGAACCCAGCGTCAGTTAACTTTGGCCTTACAGCTACTTTTGACCCAGATACTGGAGAGTATGTAACGGATTTGAGTAGTATGGGCTTTCAAGGCGCACAAAGATTTAGAAGACAATCTCCGGCTGAGTTTGCGGCTCAACTAGCGCCTGAACCTGCGCCTGCATCGACTATCAAACCGCCCCGTCAAGATGCGATCAAGGTTCCCATAAAAATGCCACCGATGCCCATGATTCCTGCACCAATGCCAGATCCTGTACCAATGCCAGCACCAATGCCGCGAATCCCGGCGCCTATGCCTAGGCTTCCTAGGGTTGGAATGGCAGGTCCGGGGCCAAGGATAAGATAATGACACAAAAGAAAATCAACAAAGTAATCAAAGGATTGAAAAAAGCCAGCAAGACGCACGCACAACAAGCCAAGACCTTAAGCGCAATCAAGATGAAGAAAGGCGGTAGCGTGCCTGATAATGTGGCTAATCCTGCGCTTTACGCGAAAGCAAAAGCAAAAGCAAAAGCAAAGTTTGACGTGTACCCTTCAGCTTATGCGAATGCCTACATGGTTAAAGAATATAAAAAGATGGGCGGTAAATACAAAGGCGCCACGGGAGGAGAAGTGACGTTAAAGCCAATACCAAAAGGCAATAAAGGTTTGCCAAAGCTACCGACTAAAGTACGAAACAAGATGGGCTTTATGGCTAAAGGCGGCACCGTCATGGTACAAGGGCGTGGCTGTGGTGCGATGATGAATAGCAAACGCAAAAAAACTAGAGTGCCTAGAAGCTAATGAAGAAAAAAAAGGATCCCAAAGTAGGCACAGGCAAAAAGCCAAGGGGATCTGGTAGAAGATTGTATACAGACGAAAACCCCAAAGACACTGTCAGTATTAAGTTTGCAACCATGAAAGATGCTGACGCTACGGTGCGAAAAGTAAAAAGAATAGACAAGCCGTTTGCCAGAAAAATACAAATACTCACAGTCGGCGAACAGCGCGCAAAGGTTATGGGTAAAACGGGCATAGCTAACGTGTTTAAAAGAGGAAAAGAGGCCATTAGGAGACAACATGGCAAAGCCTAAAGGTGGTCTTACTGAGTGGTTCAAACAAGACTGGGTGGACATAGGCGCTCCAAAAAAGGGTGGTGGATACGCAAAGTGTGGCAGGTCTAAGTTAGAAAAAGACCGAAAAAGAAAATATCCGAAATGTGTGCCAGCTGCCAAAGCAGCAAGAATGTCGAAATCACAAATAAAGTCAGCGGTGCGTAGAAAGCGTGCAAAAAAACAAGGCGTAGGTGGGAAACCCACTAATGTGAAAACATTTGCTGCAACTGGTGGTAAAATAACAAAAAGTACAAACATGGGTTTGTTTGGACGTATTTAAGGAGCGGTTATGACATATAGAAAAACAAAAGGCTATGCCATAGGAAAAAAATCGAAGGGCGGGGCCATGATGAAAAAGTCCAAAGGTGGCGCGATGATGCGTAAATCTAAGGGCGGTTCTCTCATGAAGAAGTCGAAAGGCGGAGCCATGATGAAGAAATCTAAAGGCGGTTCTCTCATGAAGAAGTCTAAAGGCGGCGCCATGATGAAAAAATCAAAAGGCGGAGCCATGATGCGTAAGTCCAAGGGTGGGGCTATGATGAAAAAGTCCAAAGGCGGAGCGCTAAATAAAAAATCCAAGAGGTAAGCCGTGTCTTACCTCATCAGTAACGTCCCGCACTTTAAATGTTGGGTGAGGCGGGAGTTTACCCACAATCATGAAAAGTATCATGATGAATACATCCACGCTCTAGCCATTGCGGTTAACACCATCCCAGATCGTTCTTTAAGTTTCCAAGTAGTGTTTACAGGTTGCGAATCCGATTGCGAAGATTGGGATGAAGAAGGCAACATTCATGGTGGTGCTATGTGGGCGCGTATGCCAATACAAGGACTGGTTTTTGATATGCCTCTGGAAGAGTTTCCTAGGCCCATGGAAGATCATTTAGCACAACCTTGGGATTGCGAATCAAGAAACCATGCGGTCACAGTCATGGACCGTGTAAGCTCTTCGCCGTGGATTGCTAAGATTGACGGCGAGTTTTATCAAGCCAAATATTTGTTTACGGTTGACTACACAGATTCGGACATAGCAGATGATCCTGCACAACACAAGCAATCTCATGTATTATATATAACTGAAGATTGCGAATGGAAAGGCAATCTGGTTGCATTACCTAACAACCGGGTTAGGGCTACAAGCCCAGCTCTTTGGGTTACAGGCGAAGGCGCACCAGACTTCAAACCATCGCAATGGGCGCATAGCGCAGAAGGACATGAAAGTTATTTGGATCCGGCAATAACTTTTAATAATTTATATGAGGATTAGATGGCATTATCCGGCAGCAAAAACTTTGAACCAGATGTAGCAGAATACATTGAGGAGGCTTTTGAGCGTTGTGGGCTAGAGCTTCGTACTGGTTATGATTTGCGTACTGCCAAAAGAAGCGCCAATCTGATGCTGGCAGAATGGGCTAACCGGGGCCTGAATCAGTGGACAATCAAAGAAGTAGACATAACCATGGTTAAAGACACTTCGACTTACAATATTGACTCTACAAACGGCACAGCTCCTATTGATGTTTTAGATGCTTACGTGCGAGAAACGATCAACAATGAAACTACTGACTTCCCACTGAACAAAATAAGTCGTGCGGAGTATGCAAACTTGAGCGTCAAAACAACAAGCGGCAAACCGAACCAAGTTTTTGTAAACAAGCAGACCACTCCGACAATTACAGTTTGGCCGGTGCCTGACAAGAACAGCACATACACCGTAAGGTTAAATGTTCTGACACGTATGGACGACGTAGATGGAGCTGTAGATACTGTTGACATGCCGTTTAGGTTTTTTCCATGTTTTGTAGCTGGTCTTGCTTATTACATCAGCATGAAAAAAGCGCCAGAAAGAACAGGCATGCTCAAACAGGTATACGAAGAAGAATTCACAAGAGCCTTATCACAAGATGAGCCTCGTACATCATTAAGAGTCGCGCCAAATCTTGGCAGGTATAATTCAGCGTAATGGCTTTTGCATCTGGAAAAGAAGCTTACGGAATCTGTGACATAACCGGGTTTCGTTACAAACGACGCGAGATGAAGAAAACGTGGAATGGTCTAATTGTGGGGCCAGATCAATGGTCACCCAAACACCCACAATTAGATCCCAAGCCAAAACCAGCTGACCCACAGGCGATTCGTAACGCTAGACCAGAGACATCAGAATTCAATCAGTCTTTTGTGTTGTATACAAATGTAGACAAAGGTATACTTGGGACTAAACTTGACACTTACGAACTTACTGTAAGTGTCGGCGAGGTAACCATAACGAC